TTGGAATCTTATATGAAAGTATATGATCCTCTTCCCACTCAACACTAAATTCGTTGCCTTGTGTATCATCTGGCAAGTCTTCATCCATTTTAAACTTATGATCACGAACAATAGTTTCTTTTTGAGCAACTACGGCGTCATATCTTTGCTGAATATAATCATTCTTATATCTAGGAAATGACAATAGAATTACTTTTCCAAAATCTGGGAAACGAGAATCTACAGATGCACGGTACATATCATATATAGCTGCGCCTGTTTTTGCTTGCTCATGCCCTGTTGTATTTTCAATTGCAAAGCCTGAGATCTCATCAAGAATAACTACAATTACGTTATAACCTTCCCAAGCCTCACGCTCTGAGTGTCCTGAGTGTACTGTAATAGCCTTATCAAATTTAACTTCAGAAGCCTTGTCTGTATACTTTCCAGCAAACCAAGGAGACTTTTCAATTCTTGTCTTAAAGCCTTTAAAAAATACGTTGCTTGCCTGTTGAGAGTTAATAGCAATGTTAATAATATCAATGCTGTCTCCTGGAGGCTTTCCATAATATGTTGCTGGGTCCTTAAGGCACAATAGTAAATATACTATATATGAAGTTGCAATGGTTGAGCAGTAATCTTTGCCAGACCCTTTTCCTAATTGAGCCACTACTTCATTAGCAGTTTGTTTAAATCTTATCTTTCCTTCTTCTTCTCCAAATAATTTGATGAGGGTTGACTCTTTATAGATCTGCGAACTTTTTTCGATAAGTGTGTACTGATAGTCGGAAAGTTCTGGAAGCCCAAGGTATTCTGGACTTCTAACAAACGTTTTAAGATCGACTGGTTTTTCATCGAACTCCTCTCCATCGAGCATGTCGATGAGGTCATTAAAATCAAACGACATCGGCTTCCTCTACTGGGACTGACTCAATTACTCCAGTAATTTGGGATAACCTTTTTGCTACTTCCATCTTACACTTAGGGCATATTGATGTAGTCTCTTTTAAAATTTTAACAAGGATGTCTTGCTTGCGCTCTGTCTCTGCAATTTGTGATGCAATTTCATTATTTTCAAGTACGCCAATAGATTGAAGCATTGCAATTCTTTTGGTCTCTATATCCGCAATAAGCTTTAATGCGCCAGACTTTATTCCTAATTGGCCAGATTGATCTGCATCTTCTACTGTTTTCCACGCCTCTTTGATAAGCATGGCATAGTGTTGATCCGCCCCTGAGATAGCCTCTCGGGCACGATCTCTGATATTGCTATCATTATGTACTACATCTTTCCAGTCGTCAATTAGCTCAAGGACTTCTTTGCGCTGGATCCCAGTAGTGGTGGCAATCTGGGTGGGCGTACTTCCTTTAAGAAGTTCTTCAACCACCTTGTTCATTCTATCAAAATGCTCTGATAATTCTATTTCGCTCATTACTATATTATACTTTCAGTCGACTAAAATGTCAATTAGATTTAGCCTTTGCAATCTTATATAATACTAAATAACCAATCAAATCATCAATATCATTATCTCCAGCAAAGCCTTGATTATTCTTAACTCTGTTTAATTTATCATCAATACGAACTTTTAATTGTTCTGTTGAATCCGCCGTTGAAAATATTCTAGCGGGTTCCAAAGCTGAATTACCATAGGAGATATTCTTTTCAATTAACATGTGTGCAATTTCATGGCACGTTGACCATATTTTATTTCCTGCTGGCGCTCCTACAGATTTTAAATATAGATCACTGCAATTAAACTGAGTAACATCCTCATATACTGGCTTTAGCATTATTCCATCTCCCTATATAACTGTTTAAGTCCTCTTAGCGTTCCAATATCCATATACTGTCCGCCTGGTCTTACCGCCTTTATATTAGCACCCTTAGATATCCATTCTTTTAATTGTTTACCTGGGTGATCTAATTTTGTATCTATGTATCTTATCATATTCTTTCGGAATAGCATAGTCCCCCACATATCTGGGTAATTACAATTATCTACTTTATCTTCTGAATCTATTACTTTATTATTTGATATTAAAACCTGACCAACACGACCTTTTAAATTCTCCCCACATTCCCAAATTCCCAAAACAATATCTGCCGCATCTTCTTTAAATAAACCTTTATATATATTATTAGGAGCATTTAGAATATAGGTGTCTGGCATTCCAATAAGTACAGTATCATTATAGTCTCCTACCATATACTTAACTGCATCTGACATAGTTGAAGGCTCACGAACCATTATCTTAATATTCATATCCATATTTTGAATTATAGGAACCCACTCTGATCTTGTAGAAACTCTAACCTCATCACAAATTTCTAACATTTGTTCTACGTGCCACTGAAGCAATGATCTTTCATCTGATATCGGTAAACAAAATTTAGGTATACCTCCAATTCTAGATGCTTTGCCTGAAGCTGGTAGAACTCCTATCGTAGCCATTCGTGATCCCTTCTTCTAGATAAAGACCATGGTTTAGATATTTCAAAATTATTAATTTTTTTGTATTTATAATACTCTTCATTTTTAACAAATGTTTCATGATTTATATTTTTTAATTTATCATCGCTGTTAATTGTCTGGCTTCCAGTTTCTGGAGCTGTATCAATGTCCGTTGACACTATGGTATTTTCAGGGCAAAATCTTGCAACTCTTTCATGAAAATCATTATCCTCAAAATATATGGGATAAAAATATTCATCAAATATTCCAATTTTTTCTATTACATTTTCACCTACAGAAAAACATCCATAAGAATCATTTGTAAGTATTAGCTTGTCTGGACCGCTCAACCCATCTATTTCTTTTAAGGCGGAATCTCCCCACACGGTATCGGCGGAAGCAAAAAGCCAATACTTAGAATGTGGATAGCATTTAATTCCAAGGTTCCATGCTGCTGAAAGACCCAAATTTGCAGGCATATTTAAAACCTTAACATTTTCTTTTTCTGTTTTAAATCCTCCACCGTTGTCTATAATTAAAATATTGTCTATTGGATAATTAATTGAATCTAACATTGAATCTAGTAGATCATATCTATTTAATATTGGAACTATAAGGACTGGAATACTCATCGCTTTTTAATCAATCCAAACTGATCTAAGTATCTCTGTATGGTCATAGCGGATACATCACACTCTTTGGCTATCTCTGTGACTGTCTTCTTTTGCAAGACATATCTTCGGTGTAGCCAATCTTTACTTTGATAATATTTCATCGTTCCGTCAATATGCTGTTTGAATAATGTGCAATTCCGAATGAATCTGCTACATCAAAATCTGATAACGCTAGGTTATATTTAGAATTAAAGTAGTCTACTGTTCTTTGCTTACGCATATTGCGTAATTGATTCTGATACCATGAGTCTGCGTACCCTGGATTCTTTACCCTGATAGCCGCCTTCTCTTCCTTTGTAGGGTTTTTATTACCTATGTATGCTTGCCAAGAAGAAGGGGATATGGTAATAACCTTAGCTCCAGTAGACATCAGCTCTGCTATAACAACTCCATAAACATATGATAGTTTAATTACAGCATCTGCAGACTTAACAAATACTGCTCCTTCAACAACAATATAATCTGATCTAAGTTCATCAAGCATTGAAGCCATTTTGATCTTAGCATCATGAATCTTTTCATATATGTCATTGCCTGTTAAATTAATTTTACCCCACTTTAATGGAACATCATTTTCCATCAAGCAAAAAGCAATAGAGTTAGTTGAGGCATCTATACCTAATACTCTATTTGCTTGAATCTTTTTTAGACTAGCTAATGTCATCTAGCATCCTAAATAACTTACTTTTGTTTTCAAGATTAATATTTTTTTCGCATGTTGCACAAAACTCTCCCTTGTTATACCTACTAAGCTGGTGGCCACATCTAGAGCATGGTCTTAGGGCACCATTTCTAATTGCTTTGCGTTCATAATATTTTTCCATAATTCTACGATTAGTAGCAATTCGGCAACACTCATCAGTACAATACTTTTGATTGTGCGTCTTTGGAGTAAAGTCTTTCTTGCATTCCGAATTGGCGCAGATCATACAGAAGGAACCTCAAACTTTTCAATTTGAACTGTGCCTACTGGGGTTTCTTTAGAGTAGCATTCTTTTTTAACTGGGCAATATGTACAAGGCATCTTTGACTTTGTAGCACCTGCAGGTCTCATAGGTAGGTCGCCATCTTTAAAATTATCCCAGACTTCACACATCCAGAGAAATGTTTCTTCAATAATCTTTGTATTCTTTTCATTCATAGAGATTGGAATAACAAGGATTTCTTGAGTATTTTTATTTTCATACAAAAAGAATCCTTCTTTGGCATTCTTTAGCTTCATATAAGTTAACAACTGAAGCATATGATTAGCAGTAGGTTTCATTTCAGACTGTCTTGTATCCCATACTTCTTGCTTAGCCGTTTTAATTTCACCTATTACGGTTTCACCATCGTACTCCATAATTAAATCTATAAAGCCTCTGATGGGTGGGTATTCATTTAGAATCTCTTCTTCTTCCATTTTGAATTGAGGCATAGTAGAGATAAGTTTCTGAAGTCTTTCGTGAGCCTGTGTTCCCTGCGCCATATTGGCGACTGCAACTGCATCATTATCATCAATGAACATTGCACCAGAGAAGGCCATGTACCAATATCGTGGGCATGTGCCGTGACCGTACCCAAGAGAACTTGGGCTAAATGACTTCTTTGTCATCTCTCCGTCTGCACGTTTAGTATTTCGATAAGACTCATCAAGCAGTTGAGCAAATAATTCTGGATCAAAGAACTTGCCAGTATGCTTTTTAAACTTTAAATTCTTTACTATATCTCTACCCATTTAGGAGTTATACCTCACAACATATTTAAGCGCATCAACCAATTTGTCTATGGACTCTTTTACAGAATAATATATATTCTTTTTATTATTATTTGCCGTTCCAGCCTTGTCCTTAGCAATTGTAGAGTATACAGATGCAAGCACTGCAAACTTAGTTGACATTGCTTGAAGCTCCATAATTAAATGTGGTGCTTTTGCTGATGGAACATCAGGATTCATTAATAATTTTACCACAATTGCAAGGGCTCTGTCTAAGTGCTCATCTTTCATGAACTCATGCAGATCATTGAACTCTGTAATATCACTAATTAACTCAAGGGTATTCTTATCCTCAGCCATTTTTTATCCTCTTATCCCATTTATCTATAAATAACCCAAGGGGGTATCCAATTACAAAACCAATCATTAATCCAATAAGGAATGCTGTCATGCGAATGCCTTTTGAACTAACGCATATCCCATCCATAATCCAACGATACCCATTAGGCCAGCAAATACTGGCGGGGCAGGGATAGGCAATTTGAATATGCTAAATACTCCACCTACTGCAACTCCAGTTAGAGTTGTATAGATAAGTTCCTTCATTAGAATGGAACCTCTGC